TCAGGATTCACCTGGAGCTGCGTCAGGAATTACTGAACTCACTCCCCATCTTGTGGGTGAAAGACGCGCGAACCACTGGATATTGTTATTATTTATATACGGGGAGCCCAGGGACCGGCACGCAGCTGGGACTGCAGCTTGAATCTTTTTCAGGAAGCTGTTGTAACTGGGATAAAATGGGAGTATATAGGTACCTGGACTGCAGCGGGAAGCATCTAGCGCCGAAGTGATATACTTAATGTTAGGCTGGAGCTCTGCTCCCGCACTGCTCAAGGCAGGTTGGAACAATTCACGTGTTCGCCTTAAATATGGAATGTTAAAACTCATAGCCTGCCTTTAAATTACTGAACATACTCGGCCCAATTCCGGGGCGAGTTTCTTTTGAGGAGTATCGATGTTGTATTTTTTAATGGACCTGCTGGCCCGGCTGCTGGAGAAGCTGCGAGCTCCTAAATTACTGGACTAACTCCAGCCCGAATTACTGAGATGACTCCGCGCGAATTACTGAATCGCATTCATTCATATACCAGCGTCTTCCAGGGGAAGCTGCAGCGTCAGGCACGGGGAGGCAGGTGGCAAAAATCAGGATTTTTTCAGGTTTTTGCTTGTGGATAAGAATAAAAATAATCCCAACTAATCCCATTATTTCCTTGCGATTGCTTAAAAAATGCTGATTATAAAATAATGATTAAAAATAAAAAAGAAAAAACAAATCTCATGTATGACGCGTTATCTTTTTGCCAGATCTTTAATTTGTTGATGTCAACTATAGATAGTTTCTTGGTTGTTAGATGTGTTTTAAAACCATACTGCAAATTGAACAAGGTACAAAAAGTACTTTTTTATAATTTTTCGTAACTCTTTAAAACTGTAAATAAGAATTACCTAGTATTTTTTCAAGGGGGTTGTTTGCCTAATTTTCAGAAAGTAGAAAGGAAGGTAAAAAATGCCAAATGAAAATAATACTACTACAAACACAAATCAAACTTTTGATTGTGAAAATTGTAATGAAACTTGTTCATTAAGTGTGCGTTATGGAAATTTCATAGAAAGTTATGAAGATATATGTAATGATTGTATATCTAGTGATTTTAGATATTCCGATAGGCGTGATAGTTATATTTTGCGTGGTGATTGGGATGACGAGATACACGAATATGAACCAGAAGAAGAAGATTATGATGAGGATAGACCAGAACAAAGTGAATATATTGGTGCTTATATGTCTGGTAGTTTTAGAAATACTACTCCATTATTTAAACCTTATGAAAGTGAAAGTTTTGATAATAAAACTTTAACTTTAGGGGTTGAGGATGAGGTACAAGTCAGATCAACTTCTAGGTTATCGCGTGATGATTTAGCATATAATATAACTCAAAATGATTTAAAAAACTTTGCAATTTGCAAGGAAGACAGTTCAATAGGTTATGGTTTTGAAATTGTTTCAAAACCAGCGACTTTTGAATATCATAAAACAGCATGGGATATATTTTTTGATAATACTGCTAAATATTTACGTAGTTATAAAGATATAAAAACAGGTTTGCATATCCATGTAAATCAAAGTTTTTTTTCAATGGCTGGAGTAGGTAAAATTTTGGAATTCATTAACAGCGATATAAATAAATCTTTTGTTGATGATATTTCGGGAAGAACTCAAACAGAATATTGTCAGCGTAATAGTAGACTAAAATTGAAAGACGTTAAAACTTGGCGTGATCGGGGAGCATTTAATATATTTGTTTCAAGAACTAAAACACATGAATTTAGATGTTTTAGTGGCAACGTTAAGAAAGAAAGTTTTTTCAAAACTTTAGAATTCGCTGTTGCGATGTCTAATTATTCAATGACAGAGTGTCCATGTTACAATATCAATTATAAAGATTTTGTTTCTTATGTTCGTTCATATCATTTTGAATATCCTTACTTATTTAATTGGCTCATTAACAAGGGTTATTTAAAAAATAGGGAATTGAAAAGAATAAAACCTAAAACAATTTTTTACAGTAGAAGGAGAATATAATTATGTGTTTAATAGTAGTAGGAAATAAAAATGATGTTATCCAACAAAAAAGCATTTTAGAAAATGCGATTAAAATAAATAACAATGGCTTTGGCTTAATGTATTTTAAAGATGATAACATTATAAGTAAAAAAACTTTATCTAAAAAGTTTAGTGATATAGAAAATTTAATCAAGTCTGTTATGGATGATTGTCCGAGCAAACTTGCTTTACATTTTAGATTTGCGACAGAGGGCGTGGTAGATAAAATTAATACCCACCCGATACCAATTCTTTTGAAAGAAAGAGATGGTAGGTCAATATCTTTAATGCACAANTCACCTATGTTACCGACAGCAATTATAGATAAAGATAGATCAGATACTCATCAATTTGTTAAGTATTATTTAAAACCTGTTTTAAAATCTAATCCCGATTTATTATATAATGAAAAGTGGTTGGAGCAACTTAACAGAGATTGTGAGGGTTCAAGATTAGTTTTTTGTGATGCAAAAAATAGAAGTTTTATTTATGTAAATAAAAAACTATGGACAAAAAAGAATAAGGTCTGGTTTAGTAATGACAATTCATTTCAAACTAGTTCATGGGGTTTTGGTCGTAGCAATTATAATTATGGTTCTAATTGGAACAGTTATAAAGGTTATGATCCAGATGAAATTGAAGATATACAATATAAAACAAAATCAATTTCTAATGGCGATCAACAAGAATTATTTAACATGGATGATTTTTTAGATATGCCTTTAGATGACGAATTACTTTTACACATGGATGAAGAGCAAATTAAACAATACGTTGGAAAGAATAGCGATGAAGTTATAAACTTTCTAACAGAATTTAAATATGGTCTTTATCAATAACCAATAACCAAGCCATTGGTTAAGGTGAACAACCTTCTTGAAAAAATACTAGGTATCAATAAACAATTTAACAAGAAAGGAATACTCATGTTAAATAAATTTCAAGAGCAAGACTTGATGTCTGCTGTAGAAAAGTTAGAAGATATTAAAAAGAATATAGATAAAACTATAAGCGATATTAAAAGTATTAATCCTCGTTTATTTTCTTATCCTAAAGTTGCCAGATATTTATCTGGTAAATATGATCCTACAATTACAGAATAAACTAATGGCTAATTAAATCTTATGATCCAGCGATTAATAATCGCTGGATCAAGAATTACTGAAGGCAAATTGCCTTTAGGTACTTACGTTTAATTGACAATCTAGTATTACTGAAATTTTTACCCCACCCCCCTAAATAGAAGAAGAGGATTCCTCATATTCTGGTTTCGTGCAGGATTGATATAAACCTANAATATGGTAAAACATTTAATATGAAATTTGACCCCCAACAGCTTCAGCATGTATCGGATAATGATCTTAAAATTATTCTTAAAAAACTTGAAATGGAGTATCAGCAGACAACCCAAAAAAATTTTTTAATGTTTGTTAAATCCGTTTGGAGAGATTTTATCCAAGGAAAACATCATATTAAGTATGCGGAAAAACTTGAAAACGTTGCCAATGGTACCTTAAAACGTCTTATCGTGAACATGCCCCCGAGGCACACGAAATCAGAATTTGCGTCCTATCTTTTTCCCGCCTGGTTCATAGGAAAGAATCCTAAGGCTAAGTTGATGCAGACCACCCATAACGCGGAGCTCGCCTTTCGGTTCGGTCGCAAGATGAAAAATTTAATTGATTCCCCTGAATACCGTAAAACTTTTCCTGACGTGAAACTGGCTTTTGATTCAAAGGCCGCGGGCCGGTGGGAAACAAACCAGGGAGGGGAGTATTTCGCCGCCGGTGTTGGTGGTGCCATCACGGGCCGTGGAGCGGATTTACTTATTATTGATGATCCGCATTCGGAACAGGACGCACTCTCCGAGTCCGCCCTGGACAACGCGTATGAGTGGTACACCTCGGGACCGAGGCAGAGGCTTCAGCCCGGGGGATCGATCGTNGTCGTGATGACNAGGTGGTCAACAAAGGATTTGACGGAGCGTCTGCTCCGCAACCAGTCTGAGCCGATGGCGGACCAGTGGGAGGTCATTGAGTTTCCCGCCATCCTGCCGAGCGGGAAGTCGCTCTGGCCGGGGTATTGGGAAAAGTCCGTGCTGATGCAGACCAAGGCGTCGCTCTCCGAGGCGAAGTGGCAGTCNCAGTTCCAGCAGAACCCGACATCCGAGGAGGGAGCCCTTATCAAGCGCGAATGGTGGCAGCGGTGGGAGAAGGAGGACATTCCCGATCTCATTCACATTATCCAGAGCTACGACACAGCTTACTCGAAGAAGGAATCCGCGGACTACAGTGCGATTACCACGTGGGGCGTCTTTCGTCCCGTGGAGCACGAACCGCCGGCCATGATACTTCTGGACGCGAAAAAGGGACGGTGGGATTTTCCGGAACTGAAAAGGATCGCGTACAAGCAGTACAAGTACTGGGAACCCGAGACGACCATCATCGAGGCGAAGGCGAGCGGCATGCCGCTGACGCACGAGCTGCGCCAGGTGGGCATCCCCGTGATTAACTTTACACCGTCAAAAGGAAATGATAAGCATACAAGAGTGAACGCGTGTTCAACGCTCTTTGAGTCGGGACAGGTGTGGGCGCCGAAGGACNGGTGGGCGGAAGAAGTTATTGAAGAATGCGCAGCTTTCCCTTATGGTGACCATGATGATTACGTGGACACCGTGACACAGGCACTGATGCGTTTCAGGCAGGGGGGATTGTTGGCGTTACCCGATGATTATCCGGACGAACCCGTTGAGCGTGAGGAGAGAGAATATTACTAATGGCAAGGGAAATACCAATCAGATCCGGAGTGGAAGAGGATATAGTCGTTGAGGAATCAGCGAACGTGGAGATCAAGGCTCCCGGAGAAGAGATACAAGAAGACATTCAGATGATGGAGGACGGCTCCGCGGTTATTAATCCCGGTCCGATGACCCCGGCACAGGGGGAGTTTGGCGTTAACCTCGCGGAAATAGTTCCCGAAGGGGAACTTAGCACTTTGGCCAATGACCTGTTCGGCAATTACGAAGAGGATCGGTCAAGCAGGGGAGATTGGGAAAAGGCCTATGTTGATGGTCTCGATCTTTTGGGATTCAAGTACACAGACAGGACGCAGCCCTTCGCGGGCGCGAGCTCCGTCACCCATCCGCTTCTGGCGGAAACAGTTACACAGTTTCAGGCGCAAGCCTACAAGGAATTACTCCCTGCCGACGGGCCGGTGAGAACACAGATAGTTGGCGAAATAACTCCTGAAGTCCAGGAACAGGCCAACAGAGTAAAAGACTTCATGAATTATCAAATCATGGATGTCATGGAAGAGTACGATCCCGACATGGATCAAT